ACTACTGACTATATGCTCTATGCTAAGAACTTGTATGACACACACTCAATTTAATGAATGATGAACATTACGATCTTGCTAATTCAATGGAATTTATATAGATTTCTATGATTTCAACGACAGAACAATGATATATCAAACTAAGCTAAATCTTTTTATAGTTCCAAATACAAGCTCCTCTGGAGCTTGAGACCTTACATTCAAGATAATCTTCTATTCAATAATAATTGTTCTGTATGATGCTTATTACTAACTAAGCGAGCCGTTTTTGGCGAGCGATAGAGATCTGGGATGATTGTGTTATTCGTTTAACCGAATAACTTTTGTGTGTGTGATATGGATGGAGTATTGTAAGTGAGGGTGGGCGGGTGGGAGTCAGTGCGGCCGAAGGCCGCTGAGGAAATAAATAGAATTAATAATTATTAATCAGATCCTATAATCCTTAGGTCTTCTAAGGATTATAATATATATGATAAAGAGTATGCTTTGTATTATTAGCGATTCTTAAAAATAAAAATATATATTTATTAAGAACTTCCCAGACAAAATTTTAAAATAGTGTGACACACACACAAATCTTTATAAGCCCAGAGCAACTAATAGATTCAGGAGGCTACAATGAAAAGAGACGAACAAACCAGAAAGAAAAAAATTGCGAAAATTTATAACACAATTCTTGATGCTAAGAAACAGGGCGTTGGAATCAACAAGAACAAGATCATAGCCATCATGGGACTCGACATAGGAATCTCAAGGAGAACAGTGATGGAATACATCAGAACCCTTGTTGATTCAGATCAGATCCTTGAAGAGAAGGACGACAACGGAGAGACAATTCTCTGGATCAAATGAGCCGATGCGAGTTCTGCGGGAACAAAGTAATCGCTACCTATAGCGGGGGCTTCTACTGCCCTCACTGCAAAGCACTCGTCGAAAGCACAAACATGAAACAAGGAAGAAAAACTAAATAATTAGGAGAACAAAATGAAAGTTAATCATAAAAAGACACCAATAATATATAAAGACAATTTTGACTCAGGCATAGAATTCGGTCGCAAAGAAGCCATAGACGAAGTGCTGAAGTTAATAAAAAAGAAAGGAAAAGACTATTCAACTTTATCTGTTGAGTTTTTGTTAGAAGAAGTGGAGAAGTTAAAAAATGCGAATACTAACTAAAGAAGAACTAAAACATATAGATATTGATTTTATATATAATAGAGGAAATAGGATTGTTATAATCAGTAAGAAAGAAGTGGAGAAGTTGAAAGAGTGAAATTAGCCGAGCATGGAGATCAATGGCAAAAAGAATTCCTGCAAACCAAAGGAGACCGAGTCCTGTGCTGTGGAAGACAAGTGGGGAAGTCAGTTGTCTGCGCAGAAGACGCAGCCGAAAAGGCAACAAGAGAGAAGAAAAAAAACTTCCTCATAATCGCTCCGACAGAGAGACAAGCCTTTGCTCTCTTTGCGAAGACGCTGAACTATCTGGCAACGTTTCACAAGCGCATGATCAAGAAGGGAAAGGACAGACCTACAAAAACGAGGATCAGGCTTACAAACGGATCAGAGATTCATTGCCTCCCTACAGGTCTTTCAGGGATCGGTATTAGATTCATGACTGTTCATCACCTCTATGTCGATGAAGCTTCTCGTGTCCCGGAAGAAGTATGGACTGCTGTTACTCCAATGCTTCTGACGACGGGGGGGGACATGACGCTTCTCTCAACACCAGCAGGGCCAGTGGGCTATTTCGCAGATATTGTCAATAATAGAGAAAACAAATTCAACAGCTTCACAAGACATTCCGTTCAATCAAGAGATGTGATAGAAAACAGAAAGATCTCTGAATTCTGGACTGAATGGCAGAGAGAAAGAGCACTGGAACATTTGGATCGTGAAGAAGCAAGGATGACCAAGCTTCAATATGCCCAAGAATACATGGGCAAGATCATGGATGATCTAAGGAAATTATTCCCAGATGCTCTAATAAGGCAGTGCATGCATGATGATGAAGTGCTCAATAAATACAAAAAGACTTCTGAGAATTATATGGGCGTTGATGTCGCTGGAACTGGAAAAGACAAATTTGTTATGTTCTCTGGAAGAAAGATCACAAATAATTTATTCATTGAGAATGAAAAAATTGTTATCCAGTCCGGTTTATCCATTCCGGAAGGCTACCGCAAGATTCTCGAACTGGACTTGAGATACATACACAAGAAGATTTATATAGATGATGGTGGTCTCGGCGCGGGGACCAGAGACATGCTTCTCGAAGATCCACGAACCAGAAGAAAAACTATACCTTTGAATAATAGATCAAAGAGTATAGATTTCGAAGGCAGACAAAAGAAGAGAATTCTCAAGGAAGATCTCTATTCAAATCTTTTGAGGATGATGGAACAAAAGAAAATCATGCTCAGAAGAGACAAGGAGACGTATGATTCTCTGTCGTGCATTCAATTTGAGATTGATAAGAATAAGAACATGACTTTCAAGGGAGAAAACAACCACACTGTTGAAGCTTTAATGCGTGCATGTTGGTGTCTGCGTGTGCGTGCCTTGAAACCATTTATAAGATAATTTTAAATATCATTAGATTCAGAGATAATTCTATGGCTGGAAAGAAAGTCGAGTTCAAAAAGGATGGCGTGATTGAAGAGATTGAAGTTTCTGATGACACATATGCTTTGTGCGAAGTTCTGAGGGAGGTTGCGAGAGCAATAAATAAGAATGGCTCATGAAGGTATCTTTGCAACTGCTGATCAAGTCAAGTATAAAGCTGGAGCGAATGCAAGCTCAACAGCAACAGCTGAAGCATACATCAATGCTTTCATAGATGAAGCTGAGAGTGAGATCAATGCAGCTACGAGATATAATTGGAGTGATGCTTTTGCAGGATTGAATGATGATGTTAAAGCAATTCTCCAGGAAGCAGCTTCAAACTTAGCAGCAGCTTACATCATTAGTTATGATATGAGTGGCTTCACAACACTGCAAGAAGCCCAAACAATGATCCAATACCTGATGAATAATTATAATAGATGTATTGGAATCCTGAAGGATCTGAAAACACAGACCTTCGTCCAAGGAGCATAATGACAAAATTCGAAAGAGATCTAACAGAAATCAAGCAGGAATATGCAGCGCAATATCAATGGGAAGACATCAAAGATGGAAAAGGTTTTGTGACTTATTATCTTTATGCAACAGAGAACAGCTCAGCAGTTTCATATAAGATTGAAACTCAGCAATGCAAAAGTGCAATGGTGACAAAAGATACAAGCACCGCTGAAACAACATTAACATTTTATTCGAATGGATTCAATCTTCCATCTACAATAAACGGGATAGCAATTTTCACATTTTGCAATAGCTTATATAAAACTGCAAACGATGGAACAGGGAACTTAACATTCGAAATTAAAGTTTATCATTATGATGGATCAACATCAACACAGTTGGGAGACACATGGACAAGTCCAACTCAGAGCCAAGAGAATGCTGGCTGGAATGCAAAAACATTCAGTGCCTCTATTGATCTCGGAGAAAAACTTTTCAAAGTTGGAGATCAAATCAAGGTCGAAGTTAAATACACTCCAAGTGGAGGAGTTGGATTTGATGTTGCACAGTTAGGTTTAAGCCCTAATAATAGGGATGATACAAATGCAAATGGATTGCAACCAAGCACAGATACTGATAGCACAACACAATTTGCAGCTCGTATACCTTTCAGATTGAGCTTCCTTTAAAATGCCATACACAAAACTAGATTCAATGGACACGACGGACATGGACACATCCGTTGATACGTTTCAAGTAGACCCTGAAATAACTGAAGGAGCAACCGGAGATAAGGAATCCCATTATGTAAATGCATACTGGACTCAGCAGTTAGGATATTATAAGAAGATCCCAGAATTGAAATCAGCAATTGATGCAAGAGCATTCTGGGCAATAGGAAAAGGATTCCAGGCAAATCCTATAACTGAATTGGCGTTGATGAGATTTTCTGGAATCGGAATAGATACATTCAATACAATTCTAATGAATCAATTCAGGACTGCAATCTTCGGGAGAGATTCATTTGCAGAGATCATCAGAAATAAAGATGACATATTGATAAATCTAAAACCATTAGATCCTGGAATAATTAGAATTGTTGCAAACAGCAAAGGAAGGATTATCAGATACGAACAAATATCAAGGCTTACAACTCAAGCAATTAGAAAGTTCAAACCGGAAGAAATATTCCATTTATGCCATAATAGAATTGCAGATGAAATTCATGGAACTAGTGTTATCGACGCCGTTGAAGATATAATTCTGGCATTGAATGAAATGCAAGATGATTGGAGAAAAGTTCTGCACAGAAATGTTGTGCCAACAAGGATCATTGAAGTTGATAGTGATGATACAACTGAGCTCGCAAATCTAAAGACTGAGTATGAACATGCAATTAACAAAGGAGAAGTTTTGATTATTCCTAAAGGAACTGTTGAGATTAAGAACGATAGTGTTCCACCAAACTCAACAATGAATCCATTGCCAACAATGCAGATATACACAAGCAAGTTCTATCAAGTTGTTGGAACTCCGAAGGTTATCGTTGGAGATAGCACTGATTTAACAGAAGCAGCTGCTAAAGTTGCATATCTAACATGGCAGCAGACTGTTGAAGCAGATCAGAAATATATTGAAGAGCAAGTTCTAGCACAATTAAATTTGGAGATCAATTTAGAATTCCCAGCAGATCTAATGCAGGGATTTCTTTCAGACAGAAAGAAGGATGGATCTAATCAGGAGGGGAGATTATAATGACAACGGACGAAGAAAGAAGAAGAAGAAGAGAATCAAATCCTGAGTGGCAGGAAAGCAGACGAAGAAGAGAAGCGGCCAGAAGAGCAGGCACAGGTAGCAGGGGCTTTCCTGGAGGTGTTGGCGGCAGAGCATGGAATAGATTGATGTCAAGGAATCAAAGATTAGAAGCTGCTGAAGCTTTAGGCATTGATACTTCACAAAGAGGTTGGGAGAGTCAACTGCCTCAAGGAATAACTAGACCGGGAGAATTAGAAAGAAGAAGAGAACTCCAGGCACAAGGCAGGGGTGGATATTATGGAACTGCTCAAGCCCCATTACCATCAAGACAAACATTGCCAGGAGAATTATTCCATAAGAAAGTGTGGGATCCTGCTCTGGGTAGATACATAACAAGAGAAGAATTTCCTATTGAACAATATGAAGAGACAGAGATGCCGGAAGCAGCAACACCCGAGCAAGTTGGGGCAGAGGTAACACCCGAGCAAGATCTAATCACAGCTCAGGAAGCACAAGAAGCAGCAGAGCCGGGGATATTCACGAAAGAAAGATTCGATGCAAAGTTAGATCCAATAGTTGAAGCCACAGTTCCATGGGTTAAAGATGTAGGAGCTTTTGTCAGAGGAGAATTAGACGAAGAACAGAAGAAAGAATTTGCAAAACAGATAGCTATTGATGCAGGATTAGTAGTTGCAAGTGCAGGAATTGGAAAAGCCATTTCTGTTGGAGCAAGAGCAGCACTCAAAGGATTATCAAAATACAGAGCAATAGCAACAGGAGCATCAATGACAGATGATGTTGCAAAAGCAGCAGCAGGGATTGATGATGTTTATCATGGATTGGATGGATTACCCGTCTCAGTTAATCCAAAGAATGCAGGGATCACAAAG